TCACCTGCAATAGCATCTGCGCCAGACTCAATGGCAAAGTAGTTTGCATTGATAACTGAACGCTGTCTGCGCTGTACATAAGGTAAGATTATTGATTGCTCAGCAATATTTTGCTTATTGATTAGTGGCTTAATATTTTGAACCGAAGATGTCAGTAAAGTTGTAAGGCCACGCTCCTCTACTCCTAGAGTCTTGGCTTCTGCAGCAGAAGCTATGACTCTAGCTAAATCAACCTCTTTGTTCCCAAGAGCTTCAAACTCACCCGGAGTAAGCCCTTTGATGTGGGCTTTAGTCAAAGTGCAGCCTGTTGAGCTATCCACTTTGATTATGCGTGGAAGGGCATCATAACCCGAACCCTGTGAACCAGGGATAAGGGAACCTGCACTCGAGGCCGTTGGTTGGCTCATGTGCGAGTTTTGATAACCCGATGTAGTAAATTGTCCTGTATTAGATATTTCGTTAGCCATAATTGAATTGTAACTTGGTTTATTAGGTTACATTTAAGATAGGCTTAGAAATTTACCTTTTCTAGAATTACATGAATTTACTTAAACTTTACTAGTTTTGAGCTAAAATAGCTTATGTAATTGAAAGCCAAAAGATCACACTATATTCCCAAAAGGGATAGTATTTTATTATCCTTAGGCTCACTACTAGATGACTGAACAGCAGGCCCAGGTCTAGGGGAAGGTGAAATTGCTTTAGGCTGTTGCACTGCTTGCTCTTTAGGTTTTTGACCTAGGGCAGATAAATCTCTTTTAAAGCCTTGCTGCTCAAGATTATCCAAAGTCTGCTTTATTTGTGTGCCGATTGCTACCTCACACCTCTTAGCTAAGATATTCATTAAATCATCATCTGAAAAAGTATAGTAGTTCTGCCTTTCATGCTCAGGAACCTTTTCCATTCTTTCTCTTCTAATAAATGTTTTTCCCTGTTTCTTCGTTTTACCTGAATTAATAAATGCACTTTGCTCTCCATCAATCCACTTAGATAGATGAACATGCACTGCATTATTCGGGTCGTAATCCTTTAGGTCATTCGCAATGTCATAGAATGCATCAACGAGGGCATATGCATCTGTGAGAACTTTCTCAACTACCTGCGATTCGACCTTATACTTCTTAGTAAAATCTTTATCACTTCTGAATCCATCAAGAATTTCTTTAGGTATAGACTTATTGATTAAGGCTCTTTTAGACTTCTTCTGCCCCTGTGCTCGAGGCTCATTCCTTACCTTAAGTAGCTCTTTCTTTTGTTGCTCTATCTCGGGCAACACCTTTTGAAGAGCGCTTTCCTCTGCATCAGATTTTATCTTAGCCTCTTTGACCCGATTAAGATCAAATGCAGGTCTATTTCTTCCTAAAAATTGCCTGTAAGTTTCGTCTTCTGTCAGATCAATATCAGGATCCTCCTTTAGCTTGTCCTCTATAAACTGCTTATGATCCTTAAAGAATTTTAGATATTGTTTCTCTTTCCCCCTATATCCATCGACATTTTTACTTGCCCACTTAGCCAAATCATACCTAGCCTTCTCATCTTCAGTAAGACTAGATAAGTCCTCTTTAGGTATTTCGGGTGGGCTAGGTGGAGTAAACTTTTCCTCTTTGAAATCAGGATCTACAATTTTTTTCTTACGTGCTACGCGCTTCTTGGGCTTTACCTCTTCCTGCTTTGCTTCTGACTCAACAGGTTGTTCCTGCTCGTGTTGCTCACCAATATTACCCTGCTCAATTTCATGCAAAGCCGATTGTAAACTTGATGGAGGAACAAACTTTTCCTCTTCTTCGTCTTCCTCCTTAGGATCCTCATCTACTGCCTTAAATAAGGCATCAAAAATAGGATTGGAGGAATCCTCCTCAGAAGCTTCAGCTTGCTCAGCCTGAGGCTCCTCTTGCGTTACTTCTGCATCCTCAACGATTTCTTTTTCTTCTTCGCTCATAAATTACTGGGGAATCTGCTGCCCCTGCGGAGGTGGTGCACCTGCAGCCTGCGCTGCTTGCCCCGGGGGAAGGGCTTGCTGTGGTGGCTGCCCGCCCCCCTGCTGTGGAATCTGTGGAGCACCTCCTGCTCCTGGTTGACCACCTTGGGCTTGTTGCATTAACATCATAAGCATTTGCTCCATTTGGGGCATCTTCTGCTTGAGTGCTGCAATGAATTGCTCGTCTTCCATGTTAATATCATCAACCTGATCCTGCTCGTCCATCTCGAGATTCAAATCGTACCCTGCACCACTCATGCGGAATATCTCATTTATAATACCAAATATCCGCTCTTTCCCTAAAGCCTCTGCCACAGGTTTAAGACCCATAATCTGACTGAATAGTTGCGTTAATGTCTGTGCTGACTGTGTATCTCTTGACCTTTCTGCTCCATCTCTTGAGCTAAATAAGTATTCATGGATCAAGTGTGTGGGGCTACCTATAATATTCCTGCCCTTAGGGTTTTCATCCTGATCACCCGTGTCTTCTATCTCTAGACCTGCATCCGTAATAGTTTTGAGTGAAAACCTTTGTTTTATAGGTACATTAAATTCTGTGGTGGAGCAGGTTACTAGATGGTCATATATCATCTTTTTAGCTGCAGCGCGCATTTCGTCTATTCCCTCGGAAATAAACGAATAAATAGTGTTGGTCGAATTAGCTATTTCACTAACTTCAGTCGCAGAGATTTCACGCTGAGCAGCCTGTCCTAGCTCTTGTGGTGAAAGTATCATCATTCGTTCCACGAGATTAAGTAATTGGAATAAGGAATTTAATGACATACTTATTCCCTGCGCTAACTCTTTAGAGACATCTACAACATTGATGATATTTTTTGTATCTATCCCCAAATCAGCAGCCTTTGCTCCAGAATAAAACATGGCTTTTGGCTTCTGATAGAATGTATCTTCTGCCAATGAATCCATCAGATACTCTTTGACATCATCATCAAGCGCATCCTGATCGATTGTAAGCAATTTAAACATACTTACTTTCATGTGATGCAACATAGAATAAACTATATTATTCATCTGATCCTGATATGGCATCAAGTCATGGGCAAAAGAGCAATTAGCCATACGGTCATCATTCTGATTGATGCCTCCATAAATAGCCGGAATTGATGGCATCCATTCTCCGTAGATAATTGTCTCATCAGATGCGACAACAAGCTTTAACCAACAATCGAAAGGATAGTCTCCTAGCCCCTCAGCCTTCGGGTTTAACTTCATGTAAATAGTAGACAAGAACATTGCCTTATCTTCGTCCTCACCTGCATACAATCCCTTCTGAGAGGTTCTTTCGTTTTGAAAAGGAAACCAATCAGTTTTCTTCGGGAATGCTAATACCGACCCATCAAAATAATAATCGAAGAAATCCTTATATGCATTTACCAGTCCATGAAGTGAGTTGGTGTATTCAATTTCATTGAGATTCCAGAATGCAGGATTATCTCTGACTGTTGAATACCTGACTATATCCCAATATCCAATCCAAGACGGGCCGAGATTGGTATTGATAGCAGAAACAGGTGCTGAGTTATCGTAAAATGTCCTAGTAGGATGAGGAGCAATAAAGTTTATCCCCTCCTTCTCGACAAAGCTCTCCATATCTCCGTCCTCTCCCTTCCTCCAATGCACTTCTCGTGTCCATGGTTCTGAAGGGAATAATATAGAAAAACCATACATGAACATTGATCTGATTGCCTGTTCGAAAGTATGACGATACCCGAATTGCTCGGTCATCATTTCCACGCGTTGCGACAATACTTCTGCACGAACTTTAGAAGGAATATCTGTTCCCCTAGCTTCGTACTTAAAATAAGGAAACAAATTACTAAACCTAGATGTCTGAGCAGCTACCCTTCTAGTAATATAGCTACGGATAATATTAACATTAACTTCATATAGCCTGAGGAGGTTAATATCTTTGATGGAACCTTCATCATCATACTCCACAAACTGATCCTTCAAGCTAGAATCGATGTCATCTAACTTCTCAGCACATTGTTGAATGTTTATCTTACCCTGAGCATACTGAAGAAGAGGTACGCTAAATTTATTAATAGGCAGAGAATCCCACGCTAAGTCTACTGCTAAATATAAAGAGTGGTTTTTGCACGAATGGTAAATACCTTCATGTACACGACTACGAACTAAGTCAGTCAATCGCTCCTTGATATGCCAATCTTGACTACCTGCTTTACAGGTAAAGACCTCACGAAGCCTCGCTTGGGTTGTCCCCGTTTCCCTCAGTATGTCTGGATGAACCATAGAAATCGAATATGTTAGGAATTGAATCCGTGATGTAGTCTGACATGTAAGTAGCCTCTAGCACGGTTAGTAGCAACGCACAGGGGCCTGTCACGCTCCCCCTTAGGTAACATGCCTTGAATGCTGACATCGTGGTATTGAGCAAAGCTACGAGTTCCTTTTCTGATATCCGCAGATACCCGATCAACCTGTGTACTCGATTTCTGTCCCATACCTTATTTACCTCACAATGCCTGTAATGATTTTGAATTATTAATGAAGCAGGCGAGTAATCATCACTCGTCTTCGTCCTCCTCATCTTCCTCGTACTCGTACTCTTCTTCATCGTCTTCGTCTTCGGATTCATAATCTTCTTCATCTTCAACTTCGTCTCCACCAATGACATCAACTTCATCTTCAACCATGTCTACGGTTGCTACAAATCTTTCGTCATCGATTTCAGAAACTGTAACCTCAAGCGTTATTTTAACTTTAGAACCTGCTGTAACACCCTCAAAAAGCTCAGCAACTTCTTCATCTTCTAGTGATAATTGAAGTAAATCTTGCATAGTGTTACTTAATCTTTTGGGTTACAAAAGGTCAAGCATTTATTTCGATTATACTTGAGGTATTTGTGGAAACTTGCGGGAAAGTCGGTCGAACATCGTAATACATAATAGGATATGTAAGAGCATCAAAGGCATGAATGTAGTCTGAACGCTTGGGTTTTAACTCTAAAGACGGATCATACTTATTATCCTTTTGCTTTTCGCATGATAAATTCCGCATGCTTTTTATTACTTCAGTGCATGGAGCAGATATTAACAGTTCCTCCTGAACTAACTTAGCTATCAGCAAACGAACCCTACCTGCTACAGACCCACTAAACTTTGGTGCTGCCTTCATTCGAATTGGCTCCATATCAAAAACCTCACACTTTTCTCTAGATATCTCCTCAAAATCTTTAACATCATATGAGCCTGTCTTTGCCCTATACTGATTAAAAGCTGAGTTATCTGAGATATGTACGAATTTTAGCTTTTTATCGACACGTTCGTTCCAGTATTTCATCTTGCGGTAAAGCAAGGGAATAATTGTGGTGTAAGGAATCTTCTTTCTAATAGTCACTAATTCGTCAAATACCGTCCATATGCTTTTCTCTTTACCAATAATGCACTGCATAAATACCATAGCATTATTTACGGCACCGGGGTCATATCCAATTATAACAGGGTAATTTGGGTTGGGAACAATACCTTTCTTCGCATCCCCTACAACATGAAGGGTTTTTGAAAAGTACGGAGCAAATAAAGCGTCGCCCGATGGTCTATCAATCCACTGCCCTTCGAGCATTCTTTTCGCCTCAATTGGATCGTTAGCAACAGCTTCCATGACACGATTGTAATAACCGTCAGGTAGGTTTTTTTCATTCTCAGAGATTTTTACATGCACTACATGATAATCGTGATTGTAATTACCATCTTCATCGTAAGGCATTTCGAAGAATCTCTTATAGACCCAATGCGTTCTACCTGCTGGGTTACAAGCAGCTGTGTACTGTTGAACACCTTCGATTCCTTGCCTCCTGCCTAGCTGCTGCACAATAGCATCAAAGTAACTTGACGTGTCAAGATTTGTCAATTCGTCCACGAAAACATAGCTAGGCTCAAAACCTTTTATTCTATCTATCAGAATATTACCAAACGGTGCAGACATTAAACTTATCCTAGACCATCCACCATAACGATTTTGCACATCGATATAAGGAGCTTTCTGTAGATCCATCTTCTCATCCGTATGCTCTATCCCAAGACCTGCTTTCCATTCAGGAAGAATCTCTGTTTGCAACTTATGCCAAACACCACCCTGGGTAGCCTGAGATTTAATACCAACAATGACTAAGCAAAGAGCATTAAAGTTTTCATATGCATGCCGTACTAGCTTGTGACCACCCAACACAAAGGTTTTCCCTGATGCCCTCTCTCCGTAGGCTAAAACATACTTGGCAGTCGAATCAAATAACTCCTGTTGGCTTCCTGATAAAGCAGGTGACCAAGATTCTTCACTTGTGCCCTCCTCTTCCTCTTCGTCAAAAACTCCAAGGAAAGCCTTAGGGTCAATCTTCTTCAGCTTCGGCATTCTTCATCTCCTTCAGTGGTCTAAATCCAGGCTTCCTTTTATCCTGTTTCTTGTCCTTCTCACTCATTTTTATCATGAGGTCTAACCCATGAAGTAGCCGATCATAAAATTTACCCTGCTGCTCGGTTGTCTGAAGAAAAAGCTTTGTTCTTAAAATCTCCTCCTCAGGATCCAACATTCCACTTGATATGTCATCCCGAAGCTTTTCCCCGACTTCGAATAATGCCATATTCTGCCTAATGGCTATTTTCTGTGTAACCTCAAGAGCATTAGACATTAATCGACCTACTCCACCCTTAAGGTTCTCAAAGACCTTTAATTTCTCTACATTTTGAGGGTTTTTTAGCATACCCTCAATGTCATTCATGAATACCTCTTTGCCATTATCCTTAAGTGCACCTATGAGATGTTTATGGTCAGGCTCTGGCGGTGGATCTTTCCTTGCCATTAATTCGACATCGCTAGGAGCATGACCTTGGTCACCAGCAGACATCCAAAGAGCTTTTAGCTTAGGATGCCTTCTGACCTTTTCCCTAAGGTTATGTTCGGCAATACCTAACTCTTCAGCAGCAGTTTTGTAATTACCTTCATGCTTGCGCATCAAAGTGGCAAGCTGATCAAAGCTATACTTGCGACGTCGCGGCATTTTTAAAAAAGTTCATCAACATTGGTTTGTATCTACCCTTCCAATCTGGGCTAGATCGCAGATAGGCAAAACTGCCATTAGTTGCCAATGCATATGCTTGGTTTCTTACCTTCCAATCAAATAAATCAAAATTACACCCCAAGCAAAATTGCCTAGCTTCTCCAACTTCAACTTCATCCCAGTCATACTGTTGACTGACCTCTTTGATTCTAGTTATTTCCATACCCGAATTAATAGCTATTTCCTCATCCGAAAGCACCCGAACAGCACTTGTCTTTCCATTAGCATTTAAAATTCTCTCTCTAGCTAATAAACGTACAAATATCGGAGGGAACTCCTCGAATACTGCCCATCCTTTACGAATCTTTCTCATTATCTTCAGCAATCATCTTTTTCATCAATTCATAAAAGGGCTTGAGCTTTCTTCTATGGCCTGATTTGTCGTTAAGCTTACCCATATCCCCAATACAACTCATTTTCCCACTATCAGCTTTAAATCCGACTAGCAGAAAAGATGAATAATACTCTTTCAACATTGGATCCACATGGCTCAATATATCTTCATCCTTCATAACCCTTTTAACTATGAATCCAATACTTGGATAATACAAGTGTAAACATAAAAAATAGGTAACAAAATGCAAAGCATACTTAAACTACTAAGAATCAACAAGTTAACAACCATGCATGACACGCATGAGGTCGGCAGTTCGAATCTGCCATCTCCCACCACTTTGAATAAAATATTGCCCGTTAACGGGTTAGGGTCTAAAATAACCCTATATGATGCCTGTTCGCAGTATGAGTTAGCATGCAGTCAAAGGAACCTTAGACCCCAGTCTATAGTGACCATGAAACAGCGCATCAGGTCTTACATTAAGTGGACAAAGTGTAATTATGTGCATGAAGTGACACGCCAAGATGTAAAAAATTTTGCTGAATCCTTTTCTGGAAGATGGTCAAGAGTTGGTCACAGGAATGATGTTTGCGTTTTTTTAAACTGGTGTGGGCAGATGGGATTTATTGAGGAAGGTAAATTTTACAAAGTAAAGATCCTTGATGTTTTACAAGATGAGAATCCGATTGATGTTTTGTCAGTAGAGCAGGCAAATAGACTTATGAATGTTTTGCCTGATCGATTTAAAGCTCGAGCAGCCCTCCAGCTGTTTACAGGCGTTAGACCCTATGAGTCCGTGAAAATCCAAAGTAATGATTTAGATTTTCAAGGTAAGACATTAACCATCCAGGGTAGGTACTCAAAGCTTAGAAGAATGCGGATGCTCCATGAATTACCAGATAATTTACTAGCGTGGCTTGAAAAATATCCATTAACAGAAACTACCTACAATGCGTTTAGGTTGGCCCGCAGGAGATATTTTGGGGCTATGGCTCATGATGCCATGAGGCACACATTTTGTACCTATGCGTACTTTGAGATGGGAATGGAAAAAACCATGAGATATACAGGCCACTCCAATTACAAAACCTTCCACAGGCATTACTGCGAATCCTCTGTAAATCCCGAAGATTCGAAGAATTTTTTTAAAATAATGCCTAGACCCTAGATAAACACTAGGATTTAGTACGATGGCTAAACCACACTGCCTTTAGCCATCGTTTTACATTTTTTACGATAATAACCCGACATCTGCCGTAGTCTGACCGTAGCCTGATACGTTATTTAACGTAGTCTCCCCGGTACGGGGGTGCAAAACCCACGATAAATACTCGGTTTTGAAACCTTAGGGGGGGGACTATAGGGGGGGGTTAGGAAGTAAACAATGAATTATAAGTAAAACTATAGTCTACTTATAATAAACTTAGCCCTATTTAAGGATGGAGTCTGAGGAAACCCCTTTATATCTTCTATGTGCTTTCACCATCGCATGGTTAACCCAGTCCTGCATTCCATCATCCCAATGCAGTCCGTGGAACTCTTTGAGGTGAATATATGCTCGTTGCCTTCGGTGGGAGTTCCAATTTGCTGCATCATGTACTTGTTTGTCGTACTCTTCATTACCCGTAAGGAGCAACTGCTCAATGCTTGCTTCATGACTGTATAGCCAATTGGCAAGAAAGAGTACAGTGGTAACTGCATAACTGCTAATCCTAAAGCTGTGTATGCTAAGACCCTTATCGTCTTAGTCATGCTAATTACTTTCGAAGTTAAGTCGTGAACATCACTAATCTTTTGTCCGTTTACTTTTATTTCAGTAATTTCACCTTCAAACTCGGTGTGCCAAGGCCTCTTAGATTCAATCGTTAAACTAGAGTTTTTAGAACTTTTTTTCATATAATTTGTCTTTTTTTTTGGGGGGAGGGCAAGACATGTTTGGTTACTTTTTATTTTTCAAATCGTATGCAAACCTAGCAACTTTCAGGTCATCAGGCTCATTTTCCTTATCTTTTACTAATTTTAAAAAAGCATCAATAGATGCATTTATAATTTGGATAGATGACATGTTTAGCACATCTGCTACTCTTAACATTTCGTCATGCATATCCTTAGGGATTCGGCCTGATATGGCCACATATTTGGTTTCACTCATTCCTCCATAAGTAAAACTTTTATACACTAGTCAACACTTTTTGTCATTTTTATTCATTTTTTCATGTTTATTTCACCTTGTTTACATATTTTCTAATTTTTTTAATCTTTTTTAATTTTGTCTGTTGACATCACACAACGTAACCGACAGCAGTTTGTTTCATGAGTACGAAAAATGTGGTAAAGATGGAAACGGTTTCGCTGTCTGAGGCAGCAGAAATATTAGGTTTAAAATCGTTCAGAAATGTTAAAACTTTGATTGAGCGTGGAGTCCTTAAAGGATATCGACGTCAATGGTCA